TTTTCATTTTCTGGAAAACAGTTAAATTTTTCTGATCCTCGTTCTGCTTTGTTTTTTGAATATGTCAGATTGTTAAAAGAATTAAGGCCTAAATATTTCTTATTAGAAAATGTGCGCATGAAACAAGAATATCAAGATGTAATTTCAAAACATTTAGGGGTAAAACCTATCATGATAAATAGTGCATTAGTATCTGCTCAAAACAGAAATAGATTGTATTGGACTAATATTCCAAATATTACACAACCTGAAGATAGAGGAATTGTATTAAAAGATATATTAGAAAATGGCATTGCAACAGATGAAATGACAACTAATAAAAAATCTTTTTGCCTTACTGCAAGGTATCAAGGTGCAGTTGCATGGAATAGCATTGAAAGAAGACAAAGAACTATGGTGCAAAATGAATATACAGAACCCTATGTAAAATTAAATGGTAAAAAAAGTGGTTGTGTCGGATATGTGGGTAATAAACCTGCACAAGCAACACGAATTTATTCTGTTGATAAAAAATCCCAATCATTAATGGCTAATGGTGGTGGACAAGGTGGAAAAACAGGTTTGTATCAAATACCAAAGGTTGTTTCAGGTGGCGCAATAATAGGTAGATATAAAGATAATGGATCTATAAAACAACAATTAGAAATTAGGAAAGATGAAAAAACTAATACATTAACAACTGTGCAAAAAGATAATGTTGTTGTTGATCAAGAATTACATTACAGAAAACTAACAAATATTGAAACCGAAAGGTTGCAAACTGTTCCTGATGGCTACACAGAAGGAGTTTCCAATACTCAACGATACAAGATGATTGGAAATGGTTGGACTGTAGAAGTTATAAAACATATTTTAAACAACATGGAGAAATAACATGGAATCATGGCTAGAAGAAAGTAAAAGAAAAGGCAGGAATAACCGCATACTAGGATTTTTTGTAGGTGTGTTATTTACTATGTTCGCATTTATTTTATGGGGGATTATATAATGGCTTATGATAATAGTGAAGATAGAGAAAGAGATGTAAACCCGCCTGAACCAAAAGAGCATTACGAGCCTGATGTAGATGCTCAACATGATGAATGGTGGTTAAGACAACAAGAGGAAAAGGGGGAGCGTGATGAATAAAAAAATGAAGCTAACAAAATCAAGATCAGATGATAATTGCCATGAATGTAAAAAAGATATTAAAAAAGGCAGTCATTATCTAAAGAAAACAATATCTATTGGGAGTCCTAATAAAGAAACTCATGATGGGGAATATTTTGTATCTCATGGAATTAGGGTGGCAGTTAAAATTTGCCAAGCGTGTATGCTACAAAAATTAGTAGATAATGCTCTTAAATTAGGAGAATAGATAATTATAGTGTTAATATAAATTACTTTAACAATAAGGAAAATATTATGGAATTAAGTGAAGTTTGTGAAAAATTAAAAGTAACACCGAATCAGTTAGCAGAAAGGTTTGACCCACCATTGTCCAGGCAAGCAGTATTTTATTGGAAATCTACCGGAATACCAAAATTAAGACAATATCAGATTAAGGAGATGTTAGATGATTCAGAAAGAGCAGATACTAGCGAGGTTTGAAAAGGTTTATGCTTCAACAAGTGATAATTCTCAATACCAATGCTTATGCCCAAATCATAATGATAAAACTGCAAGTCTGGGCATTAAGTTTGATGGCGACAAGGTAGTTATTAACTGTTTTGGTGGTTGTGAAACAGGAGATGTCATTCAAGCGGCAGGACTAAATTGGTCTGATATAATGCCTGATTCTGTAGATAATGATTACAGGCCTAATAAAAGATTCAACCCTTTCGCAGTATTAAAATCTATTAAGAATGATGTTTTATTTCTATATTTATGCGCCAATGAATTAAAACAAAATAAACCATTGCAAGAATCCGATCAACAAAAATTATTAGATTTAACAGGAAGATTGCGAGGTATTTATGACGACATTAAATGAAGATATGGACAAACTAATTATTGGTGATAAAGATATAGATAATTACTTTGCTAGTCGTGATAATGAAGAACATTTTAAAGTTAAAAAGCCAAGCAATTATGTAGAAGATGTACAAAATTATTTTAAAAATGATATGTATGGCGGTATTTCTTTACCTTTTGATTTTACAGACGATAAATTTAAGATTAGACTTGGCGAAACCTCTATCATTACAGGGTATTCTGGGCATGGTAAAACTGCCTGGCTTTCATATATTGTTTTAAAACTTTTAAATGAAAACAAATCTCTTATTGCATCTTTTGAAATGTTACCAAAAGCAACTCTAGGCAGAATGTTATTACAAAATGGGACAACCGATCCCACAGATAATGCCATAAAAAGCTTTGTTCAAGGCCTAGATGAGAAGCTATATTTATATGATGCAGAGGGAGAAACAAGTGTTGAGAAAATAATTTCTGTGATTTTTTATAGTGCTGAAAAATTAGGGGTAAAGGTAGTCATAATTGACTCATTAATGAAGTGTGGTATTAATGAAGATGATTATAATAAGCAGAAAAAATTTGTTAATCAATTATGTGTTGCAAGTAGAGATTTAAACATAAAGATATTTTTAGTCTGCCATAGCCGGAAAACATTTAACGAGCATGGCGAACCAAGTAAGTTTGATGTTTTAGGTTCTAGTAATATAACTAATTTAGCAGATAATTGTATTACTGTATTTAGAAATAAAGCCAAAGAGGAAATTTTAAACGCTGAAAGCCATGATAAAAAAGAAGAAGCTGCTAATTGGTATGATGCACAGATTTATATTAACAAACAAAGGCATGGTAATGGGTTTGAGGGTAAGTTTGGCTTATACTTTGACAAAGAAACCTTTAGATTTAGCACCAAAAATTATAACAAAAACACATTTAATGTAAGAAATACATATAAAGATAAGGATTTCTTTTAATGGGATATTTAATTATTTTAATTATATTATTGTTTTTTCTTTTAGAGGATTTATTTAATTGATTATATTATTAGGATTGGCTTTAATAGTAATGATTACAACTGCAATAATGTGTTGGATAATGTTAATAATATATGGATTTAAAGTTTTAAAAGACAAGCTTGCAATATTTGGTAAATAAGTTTAACATAGAGTAGTAAAATTAATTAACCTTTAAGAAGAAGGAGAAACAAATGAGTAGATCAAGTGAAAGAGCATTACAAATATCTCAAGAACAGTTTGAGCAAGACGAACAAGCTAGAGATATGCAAGAGATATTAGACCAACAAGCACACCAACAACAACTACAAAAAAATCCACCAGCTAGAAGCGAGTTTAATTTAGATAGATTAAATGAAGCTATACGCAAACTAAATAAATTAAATAAGGGAATACTATGAGCAAATATAATTTTAAAGAAATATCTAAAACAGATGTAAGTGGCCTTATAGAAAAAAAGGGTAAATTCAATTATTTAAGTTGGAGTCATTGCACCGAAGAATTGTTAAAACTTGACCAATTAGCTACTCGGGAATACAAAGAGCCATTAACTTTGCCTGATGGAAGTATGATGGTTTTTTGTACAGTAAAAGCATTTGATAAGCAGATGACTGCACAATTACCTGTTATAGATTTTAAAAACCAAGCTATTAAAAATCCCAATACTATGCAATTAAATACTGCTATGCAAAGATGTCTAGCAAAGGCCATTGCTTTATATGGAATTGGATTGTTTGTTTTTCAAGGGGAAGATCTGCCGCCAAAAGATGTATTAGAACATATAGATAATGTTTATAAAGAGCAAGGCATAGATGAAGCTAGAAAATATTTTAATACTCTTAACGAAGTTGATAGAAAACTTTGTATGCCTTTTATAGAAAAAGTTAAGGAGAGTAAATAATGTTTAGAAGCCATAATGCAGAAGTAATAAGAAACTTGGTCTCTATAAAACAAATAAACATAACAAACGATTCAAAAATTTCTATTTTAGAAGAAAATATACATTTATTCCATACACTTGAAATAGAAACTTGTGATAAAGGTAGGGATGAAAAGGATGTATATTTATTCTTTTGGGATGAGCATGACCAAACTAAAATTCGTGTATTGGCTATTGAGCAAAGTAAAGGCGATACTTTTATGAGTTGGTTGGGAGATGAGTTTGCAACTTCTTTGGTTAAAAAAGAAATAATGAAATTTAAGGAGAATAAATAATGGAACAACGAAGTGCTGAATGGTTCTCTGCTAGATTAGGTAAGGTTACTGCTAGTAAGATAGATGACATTATGGTTAAAACCAAGTATGGCGAATCACAATACACAAAGAAGTATAAACTGCAATTAGTTACAGAAAGGCTTACTAATAAGGTAGTTCCATTATTTATGAACGCTGCAATGGCTCATGGTGTAGAGTTTGAAGATGAAGCTAGGGTTGAGTATGCCAATAAAATGAAGTTATTGATCGGAACAGATGTTAGGGAAGTCGGATTGATAGACCACCCTACTATCCCAATGTCGGCTGCAAGTCCAGACGGAATGGTAGATTTTCCTAACGGAGATAAGGATGGTTTAATTGAGATAAAATGCCCGCAGCCAATGACTCATACTGAAACATTGGAGTCTGGCGTTATTGCTAAAAAATATATACATCAAATGCAATGGCAAATGGCTTGTACAGGAAAGAAGTGGTGTGATTTTGTATCTTATCACCCGGACTTTCCAAAAGAATACCAACTTTTTATTAAAAGAGTTGAAAGAGATGATGACCTGATAAGTCGTTGTGAAGAAAGTGTCAGTAACTTTTTAAAAGAAGTTGATGATAAAATTAAAACAATCAAGGAGAATATTTAGCATGGCAGAACAATATGACAATACTAATAGGTTTGCACTCTTTAAAAATAACAAAGATAAAGAAACGCAGCCTGATTATACAGGCACAATAACTTTAGAAGGCGGTAAGGAAATGAGGTTAAGTGCTTGGTTAAGGGAATCAAAATCTGGAGTTACTTATATGAGTGGAACAATGAGTGAACCTTATGATGGCCCAAAAACTAACAATCAATCTGCGCCACAAGAACCAACTGTAAAGATTGAAGATCTAAAGGACGATATACCATTTTAACTAGGGGGAGAGAGGGGGAGTAAAATCCCCCAATCTTAATAATTACTTGTTCATTACATACATTGTTACTTCAAAACCGAATCGCATTTCTGTAGCTGATGGTGTTGTCCACATAATAAGTTGTCCTTTAGTTAGTTGATAAAGAAGTATTTTACTTTGTAGGCTAACTAAAATACATGAAAAATGTATTAAAAAGGAGTAAGTAAAATGATGAAATGGATTCAGAATATTGTTACAAAAGGGTTAGTAGTTTATATACTTACCTTATTTGTTTGTTTTAAAGTATGGGGTATTTATGTATTATATAATACTAATCATTTTAACTATGTGTGTAATACTAAAGGGCAATTGTTTGAAAGTGCTACACCAGGCAGCAAAGTGTTTGTAAAGAAGCAACATGAAACTTGTATAAATGGAGAAAATTTATGACTGATTATTTAATAAACCCAAAGCATTATAAATCTGATAAAGGTTTGGAATGTATAGATTGTATTGAGGGAGTAGTTCAAGATTTAGTTGGAGTAGAAGCTACTGATACAGGAAACATTATGAAGTACCTGTGGCGTTGGAAAAATAAGGATGGCGTTAATGATCTTAAAAAAGCCAAATGGTATTTAGAACATTTAATTGCCCATGTTGAAAATGATACTGAAGCATTAAAAACTATGGAAGAAATTTTAATTGATAAACAATTAGACGAACTGCATGACGAAGATTGATTTAAGAAAACCTCACTTGTGTAATGTATGCAAAGAGAAAGGTATGTTTTACTTTAAAAAATGGTGGTGTGGACATGACAAATATTTAGAAGGACATTGTAAAAATGAAAAAAGGAAAGGAAGTTCTAAAAAAGAATAAAGAGGAATGGAAGCAACATCAATGGATTTGGGAAGGGTATCATTACACTATGACATACAACAAAAAAGATTTTTATATTAACCATGAACCAACAGGAAAAACTATCACCAAAGGAAAATTCCAGGAGTAAATTATGTTAGCTGAAGGGATATTTATATTAACTGTAAGTTTAAGTGGTAATTATGATGATCTGGAGTTTGTAGGATATTTTAATGATTGTCCTACAGCTATTCAATACTTTAAAGAAAATTGTTCAGAGCATAAAGCAGCGAGTTGCTTACTAAAAGAATACAGCAATATACCACCTGACCATGTATCACCAAGTCAATTTGATTTTGATACGA